GTTCCGACGCAGTGCAGCGGATCGTTTGCCACGGGCATTGCGGCGAATGGGAATGCGAATTGCACAACGCCCAATGTAATCCAGTTGTCTGAAACCACGCAGCCTGCCGGGATTCCTAACTGGGGCGTTTTCTGGTTTGATTCAGCGACCCATACTCCGCGGGTCATTGAGAACAATGGGCAAGTCGTCCAGTTGGGGATGACTAACCTGTTTGACTCGGATCCGGGCGGCGATCCTGCGGACAATCTCGAGGAACGCAATGGAAGCAACGCGCAGAACTTGCGCGTGTATTCGAGTTATACGAATAGCGCAATGTGGACGCGGATGTCGCTGGGATCGGAAACGATCAACAGCACCAATTACAACGTCCTGCGCAGCGAGGACGCGACCAGCGGCAATGCGCTTAGTTTGGGCATGCACATTGGCTCAGGCATTAAATGGTTTTTTGCCTCCGATGGAACCTTTAAGCCAAATTCCGATAACAGTTACGACATGGGGACCGACACTGGTCAGGCGATGCGAAGCGTCTTCGCGAAGACCTCATTCAATATGTACAGCGCCGGCCGTCAGGATTTTGAGTTCCTAAACGACGCCACGAACGGTACGACGCTAAACCAGCTTGCGATCTACAACAGCGGGGCCACGGGGCTCCAGACAGCGGCGACTACGAGCACGGATGGCGTGGTTGGCATCGTCAGCAGCGGGGCCGGCACGACTAACAAAGCCGCGATCACGTGGGCTGGGTTCGCGGCATGCAACTTCGATGCTGCCAATCCGGTTGCAGGGGACTATGTGATTGCCAGTACCACGCAGGCTGGGAAGTGCCACGACACTGGATCAACGACTCGCCCGACTGGGGTGCAGGTGATCGGACGGATTGAGGGTGGTGGGGTGCGAGTGAGCCTTGGACCTCCGAGCGGAAGCAGCGGGGGTGGGGCAGTAACCTCGGTTTTTGGACGCACGGGAAGCGTGACAGCGGCGAGCGGTGACTATTCGGTGAGTCAGGTTACAGGGGCTGCGGCAGACTCGGCTGTCGTTCACCTGGCGGGCGCCGAGACCATCGCCGGGGCGAAGACATTTTCCAGCAACGTAACGCTGAGCGGGAATCTTAACGTAGCGGGGAATATCAACCAGACGGGGACCGGGCCAACGCAATGGTCGGGGCAGGAGTGGACGGGAACGACTGCCACGGTGCCGAGCGGGATGGCTTTCTCGCTTGGGGTTGGATCGGACAATACGTTGAAGTGTCAGTTGACAAGCGGGGCTTCATGCATGCCCGCGGGCGCGGTCGCGAGCGTGTTCGGGCGGACGGGGGCGGTCGTTGCGGCCAGCGGCGATTACTCCGTGAGCCAGATCACCGGGGCAGCTCCGCTGGCGAGCCCGACGTTTACCGGGACGCCGGTGGCACCGACTCCAGCGACTTCCGATAGCTCCACGAAACTGGCGACGACGGCCTATGTGCAAGCGCAAGCCTATGCCACTAGCGGAACGCTGGTCGCTGGGGATTATGCCAAGGCGAGCGGAGCGGGCGCGATTGGCGATTCGGGTGTCGTGGCCGGGCCGTATAGCACGGTTGGGATCATGCTGTCCCCGGCTGGGGCCTCCACGAGCAGTCCGATCAGTTTCAGCGCAACCGCTTCCAAGGCGGAGCTCTGGGGCTTTTACGTCTATGCCCCGATTACGACCACCACGGCCCGCTGGTTCGTCGTCGGCGCCGATACGGGAAGCTGCACCTATGATCTCGGAATTCTGAACACTTCCGGCAACATCGTGGTGCATACCGGGAATCAGACGGCCGCGACTCTGGGGATGACCGGAGCCAGCGCCTTCCATTCCTTTGCCTGGGCGGCTTCGGCCACGCTGCAGCCGGGTAAATACTATCTCGCGATCGCCGCCAGCGCCACCAGCGGGTGCGCCACTTTGGGATATACCTACAATGCCACCTTCGCCGGGAACGTCCCGGAAACGGTGAGCAGCCCCGGAACGCTGAACAACGGCATGGCAATCCCCTCGGATAACTGGGCGGACAGCAATACTCCGGTCTTCATTGCGAATTGAAGTTTGACAGCCTCGAAAGTGTACGGCGCGAAGGTGGACTTTCCGGAAGGTGCAAGGGGATCGATAATCTGATCTCATTCCACAACCTGGTGTCAAAGGAAAAATACCATGTTCCGAAGGATGCTCAGTTCGGCTATCTCGATGGCGCTGCTTGCCAGCGGCAGCGCCGCCCACGCAGGAATCAGCGAGGTCTATGCCAACTTCCCGAACCAAACCACCGCGCTCTTGCCCACCCCGATTCTGACAGCCCCGGCCTCTGCCGCCAGCTATTTGGTTTGCATTTACCTGGAGCAGCCGAATCCCTCGACTATGACTGCGACCTTGAGTTGGACTGACGAGAACGGCAATGTGCAAAGCTTCTCCCCCGCGAACGTCGCGGGCGCGCACTCCTCCTATGGAATGATGTGCCAGACGATCCGCAATGATGCGGGCACGGCGCCTGCTATCGCGGTTTCAGGAACGCCGAGCGGCAAGTATGGCGTTTTCGTTTCGGGCTTCGGCTTTTGGCCGGGGCACCCGCAGAAACAGGGGGGAATTTCTGAAATTTTCAATCAACCCTTGCCGAATACTGGCTCGGGTACCGCTGCGTTATATGGTGATTATCTGCTGGCGGTCGAGCCCATCGGCCGGGTCTCGGGTGCCGAAACCTATGTGTCGTGGACTGATGACTTCGGAGCGCAATTTGAGACACTCCCCGAAGCGGGAGGCATTCTATTCTTTCGCGAAGCCAACTACACAAGCATCGGAATATCTCCGAACGCGGCAGGATATGGAGACTTCAATTGGTCACTTCTAAGATTGTCATCCCCGTCCTCGGGATCGGGGCCGCTTACTGACTACGAATACACTCTTCTCGATTGGACAAATGCGACATATCCGGGACTCAAAACGGTCTTCACGAGCGGGACTATGGGGGCAAATATCCTGCTGGCGACGAACATCGCACAGCAGCCGAATTCCGGCAGCATCAACGAGGTCATGCTGACTTCCTGGGCCGGATATCTTGCTCTGGCGAGTTCCAGCAACATAACTGCTGTCCCGTCGGGCGCCCCCGACATGCCAACGCACTCAGGGTGCCCTCTTCCGGTGGGCTCCCCCGGTTGCCAGCCGTGGCTGGCGTCTCCGGCCCATATTCCGGCCAATACGGCGCTCCGGCTTTACACCTACAACGACCGAGGTAGCCCGTGGGGTGCGTCGCCGACTTACAGCGCCGAAGTGGATGTGATCCAGTTCTGAGCGCTGTTTAGAAACAGCCTCAAGCCTCGCTCCGGCGGGGCTTTTTTATTGAAGTCTGAGGGCAAATGAACGGCCATGATTCTTCTACAACGTCATCCAAGACTTGGCACAGCGCTGTTCGGGCTGTTGCTCGTTTGCGCCAGCTTCGCGCACGCCACGAATTACTATGTGGACTGCAATTACGGTTCGAATGGAAATCCAGGGACGAGCCCGCAACAGGCGTGGCGCACTCTGCTGGAAGTTGGGATCTCCAGCTTTCAGCCGGGTGACACGGTCAACCTACTGCGGGATTGTACGTGGAACGAAACACTGACTCCGCCCTCAAGCGGGAGCGGTGGATCTTTGATCAAGATCGACAGCTATGGCAATGGTCAGCCGCCGCACTTGACCGGCTATTTGCCGATCGCAGCGCGGTGGTGGACCCAGGTGGGAAGCACGAATGTGTGGTCGGCAACGCTGTATTCGGGCACGAGCGGGCTTGCGAATGTGCTGCAGTGCGGCATTCGAGGCTTCTACTGTCTGACACAGCCACCGTCCCAGTTACTGTATGTGCGATTCGGCACGACGTGGGGCACGGCGCAGGGGAGCCAAGCGGCACTTAGCCAGGATCGGGACTTCTGGTACGACTCGACCAATTACATCTTGTACGTGTACAGCGCGAGTGGAAATCCTGCGTCGCATTACTCCACGGTTGCGCCAATCGCGCTCAGCGGGGGCAGCGTACTGAACGTGAATAACGTCTCGTGGATGGAAATTCAACATCTGCAAATTGACTGGTTCGATGGCTACGGAGTTCAGGTGCAGGGAGCGAGCGACCATCTTTGGCTCGCGAATATGGCCGCTAACAGTGAAGTGGAGAACGGCACGGCGCCACTGGGCTTTTACGTGCATCCTAGCGGTACGGCGGTGGACATCCATCTTTACAACACAGACGCGAACATGAACTATGCCGGTTACCGTTTTGATGGATGCAGTGAGTGCGCGTTTGAGATTAAGAACTGTCGCGCATACGCGAATCGCGCATACGGGATTGTGGATAACGTGCAAGGGGCAGTGAGTTATGACTACTGCCATCTGTACGCTAATAATCTGGCAACAGCGGTGACGGTAGATACGTCGGGAACTCCGGGGCCGACGGCGGGCATGCATAATGTCGTCGCCGAAACGCCGCCCTGGATCCGGGAGTGGCGCCGGTGGCCGGCATATACGACAGTAAGCTATGACGATCCCGGATTGGTGCAGTACAGCGATACTTATATCAATTCACTGCTACCAATTATGACCGCCAAGGCGATACCGCTCTCGATCGCGATAGTTACTGGCGGGAGCTATTCGCAGTCGATTGTCAGTGAAGTGCAGGGTTGGATCAATGCGGGATGGGACGTCAACACGCACTCGATATCGCACGAATATTGGAATCCACCGGCGGCTAGTTGTGGGGCGAATGGGCCGTTTCCGGTTCCGTGCCACGCTTTCGAGAGCTTGCAATACACGGGAACCATCGCATCAAGCGTGACTTTGAACATTGCACACCCCACACCGGGCCATGCGACTTTGACGGTAACTACGAGCCCTGACGATCCGGCAGCCGATCTTAACTGGGATTTGACGCCGGCGGCGCCGGGGCAGCCTTCTAACGGGCTCGACACACTCGGTGGGATTTTATACACGCTGCAACAGCGCGGAGTGTTTTCTGTGAGCCTCGACGCAAACGCGAAGAGCATGGCGCGCAGTATTTCGCTGGTCAACGTGACGAACATGGACATTAAGAGGTCGGCGCAGAACCTGGATCTTGACGAAACGCAGATGGAAACGGAAGAGATGAGTTGGGCGCAGGGGTGGATGAATTTGAACTTCACCGGGCTGCCCACAGAACGCGTGTACGTGATGCCGGGGACTTATGAAGATCCGGTGACCGAGAATATTGCCGCAAGTCTGGGATATGCAGGGGTACGAGGGACCGGCAGTCTAAAACCATGTTGCGGAGCGAATACAACGCTGGCCACGGGCTATGACGTGTTCAACATCCTAAGCCAGGGCGTGGTGCCTAACTACCAGAATCTGAGTTATCAGCAAATGCGGAACCGGGTCAGCCAGGATGCATTCAAGAACGCGTTATGGGGAAGACCGATCGGGTACTTCTGGCATGTGAACGAGTTGCGGCCGGATGAAGTCGAGAACTTCATGGACGCGCTGGTTCAGGGGGGCGCGACGCTGGAGTCGAACACGCAGATGGTGAACTTGCTGTTGTCATGTCGGCCAAACGATGTTGTGCCTTCGGGCTATGTGGCGGGCAGCTACTACGTTTGTCCGTCGAGTGGGACCGAGGCAGATTTCCGGCCGACGGTGAATTCACCGGTGAAGGATGCGGGCGCGAATCTAGGTGCGGAGTATCAATACGACCTGTTGGGAATTAATCAGAATTTGTATGGGGTGGGATGGGAGATAGGGGCTTACGCGTATGTGCCGGAGAATTTTAGCGCGATGCACTGAGATGGGGGTCGTCAGCAGGTTGCGCGAAAAGTCGTCGAGGGCCGAAAAGCTCGCCTCGGGCGCTGAAGCGCGGACAGATTTTCACGACTTAACGGCACGACCGAAGTCGTGCCCTTCCCCAAACCTGCGTGAAGCGGTGTGTTTCCGCAGCCTATCAGGGGGTGGCTGCGGTGACGCCAAAATTGACGCCTGAGTACCTGGAGGAGTTGGGACAGAAGCTGGATGAACTTAGGAAAGGTCTACGACCGGGCCGGGAAGATACGGAGCGCGATTGTTTCATCGAAGAATTTCTAAAGATCCGGACGAAGACGGCGAATCGGGCGTGTTTCAAATTGAACCGGGCGCAGGAGGAGTACTCCTGGGTGTGCTGGAAGCAGAAGGCTAAGAAGAATGTGGTGCTGAAGGCACGTCAGGTGGGCATCACGACGTACGTCGCCGCGAGATTCTTCACGCAGACGATCGCGCAGCCGGGCACGCTGAGCATGCAAGTGACGCAGGACCGGGAATCGGCGGAAGACATTTTTCGGATTGTCCGGCGGTTCTGGGAGAACTTGCCGGATTACGCGCGGAAAGGCATTTTAAAAACTTCGTACCGCAACACGCGGCAGTTGGTGTTCCCGCGTTTGGACAGCGAGTACTGTCTGGCTTCGGCGGCGGAGAATGCGGGACGAGGGCGGACGATCCAGAATCTGCATTGCTCGGAGGTTTCGCGGTGGGGCCGGGAAGGCGATGAGGCGCTGGCGTCGTTGCGGGCGGCAGTCGTGCCGGGAGGCGATATTGTGCTGGAGTCGACGCCGAACGGAGCGGGCGGACTTTTCTACCAGGAATGGCAGCGGGCGGAGGATACGGGATATACCCGTCACTTTTTTCCCTGGTGGTTTGACGCAGCCTACGTTCTTGAACCGGGGGCGAATTTTGCGGCACTCACAGAAGAAGAGAGGGAACTGGCGGCTCTTCACGGGCTGAAACCTGAACAGATCGCATGGCGGCGGAAACAATGGGCGTCACTGCGGGGACTGGCGGTGCAGGAATTTGCCGAGGACCCAGTGTCGTGTTTCCGGGCGTCGGGGGAATGCGTGTTCGATCTTGGGGCGGTGGAGCAGGCGCTGCGGGGGTCGGGCGAACCGGTGGAGGCGCGTGACAACCAGCGTCTGATGATCTGGTTGCCAACGCGGCCGGGACGGGAATATGTGATCGGCGTCGATCCGGCGGGAGGCGGGGTCGAGGGCGATTACTCGTGTGCGGAAGTGATTGACCGGGAGCTGGGAACGCAGTGTGCGGAGTGGCATGGACATTGGCCTCCGCGAGAGCTGGCGCTGAAACTTGTGGAATTGGGAAAGGAATACAACACGGCTCTGCTGGCGGTGGAGAGGAATAATCACGGGTATGGTGTGCTGGCGTGTCTGCGGACGCTGGAGTATCAACAGGTGTACACACAGAAAGGGCAGGATGGATGGTTGACGTCGGCGATAAGCCGTCCGGCAATGATCGAGAACCTGGCGGCGGCGATGATGGAGGAGGCGGGGCTGTTCCGGAGTCCGCGGCTGCTGAACGAGTGCCGTACGTTCGTTCGGTATGCGGATGGGAATACGGGGGCGGCTCTGGGAACTCATGACGATTGCGTGATGGCGCTGGCGATTGCGTGGGCAGTGCGGAAGACGGAGGCGGGGCGGGAATCGAAGCATCCGGTGGGATGGGGCAGGCTCTCCGGAAAATGAACATTTCCGGTGTGGTGGCTGTCACAGGCAGGCGGTGGGGGCGAAGGGTATCGTGCTTATGGCAGGTAGCCGAGTGCCTCACTGGGGTTGCTACAAAAGTCAAGAGCTTGAACCACAGGGGGCACGGAGGAGCACAGGGGAAACCTCTGGACTTATGCCTACTACTGCGGTTCAACACGTAAAGAGGATGCGAGGCGGAGCACAGAGCCACTTAATGCGCTGCGACGACGGGTATTACTACGTGGTGAAGTTTCGAAATAATCCGCAGCATGAGCGAGTGCTGGCGAATGAGTTTCTGGCGACTCGGCTGGCGCAGCGAGTTGGGTTGCCGGTGCCTGCGGCGGAGGTGGTGGAGGTGCCTTCGTGGCTGGTGGAGCACACGGCGGAACTGACGATTGTGTTGGGGAGCCACGTGATTCAGGTGGAGTCGGGACTGCAGTTCGGGTCGCGCTACGTCGTGAGCCCGGTGGATGGGCAGGTGCTCGACTACCTGCCTCCGGAGATGCTGGACCGGGTGCGGAATCTGGGCACATTTGCGGGAATCCTGGCGCTGGATAAATGGACATGCAATGCCGATGGGCGACAGGCAGCATTCTGGCGGAAGCTGCGGGAAAAGAAGTACTCGGCGGCGTTCATCGATCAGGGCTATTGTTTTAACGCGGGAGAGTGGACGTTTCCGGATTTTCCGCTGCGCGGGGTGTATCCGCGGAATGAAGTTTACGCGCGCGTGCATGGGTGGGAATCGTTCGAGCCCTGGCTGTCGCGGATTGAAAAGCTGGAAGAAGATGCGATCTGGAGAGTGGCGGGAGAGATTCCACCGCCGTGGTATGGTGCGTCGTGGGACGAAATGGAGACGCTGGTGAAGAAACTGCTTGAACGGCGGGACTTGGTGCGGGAATTAATCCAGTCGTTTCGGATGTCGCCGCGAAGGCCGTTTCCGGAGTGGGTGGAAGAAGCATAGAGCCGGCCTAGGTGCCAAACGCTAATTGCAATGGATGAGAAGCGACAATTCGAAATCTTGCTGTTGCGGTTGGTGCCCCACGCTTTGCGGGATGACTTCATGACCGTAGGCTTTGTGGTGCGGGAATCAGGGGGCGAGTTTGTGGACATACGCTTCACGCGCGACTGGAAACGGGTGGAGTGCTTCGCGCCGGACCTTGAGCTCGAGATCTTTGAAGATCTTGAGGCCGCAGTTCGCCGGCAGCTGAAAGACATTCGGCGGCGCGAAGACCTGCTGCAATTGCTGGACCAGAGATTTGGAACGGTGTTTGATGTTGGTCCCGCAAAGGCGTTGCTTGCAAGTGACCCAGCGGCGGAAATGCGCGTGCTAGAGCGAGATTATCTGGCGCCGATGCATGCGGCGGAACGGGCGCGGCGGCTGGGACGGTTGGGGATTGTGGGAAGAATACAGGATGCGTTTTCCCAAGCAGGCGTGCTGGAGTTGCTGCAACGCGATATTGACATGAAGGACTTCACCGGGGAAAACGATCCATTCCACGTCGACTTTGGGTTCCGAGTGGGCAAATCGCTGAAGATGTTTCACGCCCTGGCGCTGAATCTAAGCCGAGAGCCGGCGGTGACCCTGGCGTACCGGTACGCGAGGATACAGGAAGGAATGCGGAAGCGGCAGGAAGAGGCGTTGTTGACCGCTATCATCAATGATGAGGCGATGCGGTCGAAGGGCGAGATTGCGTCGGGGATCGCGATGCTGCAGGCGAATGAAGTGGTGGTGCGCGGCTTGGGAGAGATGGCGGCGATTGCGGCAGAGGCGCGGCGGGAATTGCGGGCCTGAGATTGGAGAGGTCAGAGGTCAGATTGCAGAGGTGATGTCTGCAGCGGGGTGAACACACGGCACGGCGAAAGCTGTGCCGTTTTTATTTGGAGAAAACGCCTTGATGCTGTCGAGGAGACAAGCGAGACGTAGGGGTCCTTCGACTGCGGTTGCTGCTTACTTCGTAAGCAGCAATCCTCGCTCAGGATGACAGGGTTTGAGAACCGAGACGGGGAGATTCATGAACATTCGAGAGAGGGTGCGCGGCGCTATGCGCCGGGTGGGAGAAGTGTCTTTGCGGGAATGGCTTTCCACGAATTTGTTTGCCGAGCGCGATGGACGGCGGACGGCGGGAGCGGGGTCGAACCTGGCTCCGTTCTCTTCGCCTAGCTTTTCGCGGGCGGGGGCGCCCGCGCCACACAACCTTGTGCCTAAGCCTACCCCGGCCAACTTACGGCGGTTCGCGGAGACTCCGGTGGCGCGACGGGCGATCAACGTGATTAAGGACCGGATTGTGGGAATGCGATGGCGCATCCAGCCTCGGCGCGGGCGGGTGCTGGAGCAGATTCCGGATGGTGCGCGGCGGATACAAGTGCTGACCGAGAATTTCGAGGCGCCGAATCCAGATGATTCGTTCCGCTCGCTGCTGGAGCAAGTGCTGGAGGATGTGATCGTTGGGGGATTTGGGGCGATCGAACTCGATTTGGTTGAGGGATGGACGCCGGATTCTGCGGTCAAGCTGCCTCTCCTGATGTGGCCGGTAGATGGGGCGACGATCCGGATCATGACGGATTGGGATGGGCGCCCCGACTCGCCGCGGTATGCGCAGGTGACGGGGTTGTATGGGGCGGATGGACAGATCGTATTGAACGATGACGAGTTGAGTTACATCCGGCTGAATCCACGAACGCACACGCCGTTCGGGCTGGGGCGGGTGGAAGTGGCGTTCGAAACGATCAATGCATTCTTGACCGCGCACCGGTATGCGGGGCGGCTGGCTTCGAATTCGGTGGTGCAGTACGCGCTGTGGCTGCAAGGTCTGACGCCGGCACATCATGAGCGGCTGATCCGGTGGTGGCAGGACGAGATTGAGGGCACGGGGCGCGTGCCGATTATTTCGGCGGAGTCGAAGCCGGAGGTATTGCGATTCGGGGCCGGGACGGACGCAGACCTTCGACTGGCGTGGCAGGAATTCCTGTTGCGGATCATCGCGGATGCGTTCGATCTGCCGGCGCAGTTTCTGGGATTGGAGCAGGATGTAAACCGGTCAACGGCAGAGGAGATGAGTGACTTGGCGTTCCGGTCGGCGATTGTTCCGACGGCGCGCCTGGTGGCCGAGTATCTGACGCGGGATGCGATTGCGAAGAGGCTGGGGTGGACGGATTTGGAGTTTGTATTCACCGACCTCGATGCGCAGGACGAGATGGAACAGGCGCAGATCGACGAGATCCTGCTGCGCAATGGGGTGGTCACGGTCAACGAAGTACGGCGGGCGAGAGGGTTGGCCGAGATTATCTGAGGGATTCAGATTGCGGACGCGAAACCTTGAACCACAGAGGACACAGAGGAACACAGGGGAAGACCGGGGTTGAAGCGGTGACGACTTAGTAGAGGCTAAGAAGTAATCGAGGGCAGAAAGCACACCTCGGGCGCTAGAGCGCGGATATCTTCAACGACTAGCGGCACCCTTCGGCTCAGCTCAGGGCAGGCTCTGAAGCCGTGCCCTTCCCTTTTGTATCGAAGTTGGATTTGTTTCGTAGCCCGTTAGAAGTGAGGAGATCAAAGATGGGATTGTCACTGGAGTCGATGGCGATTGAGATGCCGGCGGTACATGGGCATCCGAACCGGGTAGGGTTCCGGGGAGTATTGACGATCGTCGATGTTGCATCGGACAAGTCGCCGTCGGGCGCACGGGGACATCGAGTGCTGCTGACTCGGCGGGCAGCGGAGGCGGCGATGCCGTCGCTGATGGGGATGGCGCTGGATTACTCGCCGGCGCTTGATCGTCACGACGCGCGGCGGAAGATTGGGGTGATTACGCGAGCTGACATTGTGGGGCGTGTCATTGAAGTCGGTGGATTTCTGTATGCGCGGGATTTTCCGGAGATCGTGGCGGAGATCGGCAGGCCGGGGCGGACGGGGGCAGCGGTCTCCGCGGGACCGGGTAGCGCGGACAGGAAGGTGCGCGCTACCCGCGCGGGTCTTGGAATGTCGTATGAAATTACGGATGCGTTCGTGGAAGACATCACGGCAAGCGTGTGGGTGCTGAGCCGGGTGACCTTTACGGGGGCAGCGGTGCTGCGGCGGGATAAAGCGGCGTATTGCTCGACGTGGATCGAGCTGGGGTAAACAGAGCAGCCCTTAAAGGGCGATTGATTGTGAGGTTTTACGGTATCGCTAAAGCGATACCCCGATACGAAACAAACGAAGGAGGTAATAGATGAACGAAGAGATGGTGCAGCAGATGATGGCGGCAGAGCGACTGGCGGCAGCCACGGAGACCCTTGATCGCGTATTGGGAAAACTGGACGCGCAGCAGGAAATGCTGAATGCGAAATGGACCGGATCGTGGCGGCGGTCGAGGAGAGCGTTACACAAACAACCGAGCGGCACCAGGCGGAAGGAACTGGAACCGACTTGCAGCAGCGCGTTGTGCAACTGGAGAAGTCGAATGCAGATCTGAAAGCACAGGCGTCACGGATGGCACGGAAGACGCTGTCGCCGGTGGTGTCAGCGCTGATCGGAAAGAACGAGATCGAAGGCGAACGACTGGACCCGGCGGTGCTTAATAAGACGCTTGCGGCACTCAGCGTGGAACAGCGGATCGCCGTGAAGGCGGAGTTGGCGCGGGCGGGGATGATCGAGTAAGGCGTCGTTGGTCGTTGGTCGCTCGTCGTTAGGGCATTGGTTATGGGGGCGCGAGTTAGACCGCGCCTCTTTTTCTTGGGTGGATGAACCCCACTCCTCACAAAGTGCGCGATGAGTGGGGCACCCGGAAATCGGAAAGAGAACGGGCAGTAACAACTCAATTGAGGAGAAGACATGAAAGCGAATTTTCTGGATTTGCATGCAGCAGCGGACTTTCTGGGGCCGGGCGCGATCGAGATTGACCGGTATCAGACCGAGATCACGGACATCGTGCGGCGGCGCGGCGTGTTCGGACAACGGATGAAGCAGGTGCCGGCAACGGGACATCCATCACGGTTTTTCGAGGAAACGGCGATTGCTTCGCCCACGGCGGCCCAGGCGTTCGTCGATCCGCGAAACATTGTGCCAACGGTGCAAGCGCCGACGCGAGTGGAGCGCAGCGTTCCGCTGAAAGCGCTGGTCTCGCAGATCAACTACAACCTGTTTGACATGGAGGTGGGGACACAGCAGAGCCAGTTCGCCTATCTGCAAGCCAAGGATCTGGCCGATGCGGTGGACGGGATTTTGCGCACGCACGACGTGGCGCTGTGGAACGGCACCGACACTTCGCTGAGCGCTCCAACGACGCCGCAGTATTTCGGCGCGATTGGACAGATCGAGGCGGGGGGCAACAGCACCACCATCGCGGCCGGGGCCAGCATCGTGGACGGGCTGAAGAGCACCATCGCACAGATGGTCTCAAGTTCGTCATACGAAGTTCGGCCGACGGCGATCTATGCGAATCCGGTGCTGCTTGACCTGATCGACCGCGAGATGAAGGCGGAGTTCAACGTTGTACTCGCTACGGCGCAGATCACGGGCGGGCTGACGGTGAAGACCTTGAGCACGCAAGCCGGCGAGTTGCCACTTATTCCGGAATGGACTCTCCCTTACACGGGAACAGGGGGAAGTGGAAGTGTGCTGCCGGCTTACATCGTGACCGAGGACCTGATCGAGTACCACTGGCTGACGGACCCGAATCCGCGGGTCTTCAGGCTGGGACTGCCGACCTCGCTGACGACGGAGAGCGTCGTGGTGAAATTCGGCGGCGTGGTGGTGAAGGGCGCGTCTTATGCGCACTACGAAGTGAAAGTTGACCGGTAGTCGAACACTGGGGAAGATCCCACTCATCGCAAAGTGCGCGATGAGTGGGGTACCCGGGTTCCTGACAATCGAGAACTGGAAACCCATCATGAATTATTTGCAACCATCGGAATATGACGCGTATGGGCTGGAAACCACGACTGCTCTGGCGTGGGTGACGGCGGCCTCGGCGATTGTGGATGCGCATTGCCGAAGGGCCACGCTGGCGATCGCTCAGTACACGGAGCGGTTACGAACGGAGAATGGAAAAAGGCCGGTGCGACTTACATATCTACCGCTGAATCCGGTGGCGCCGGCAACATCGCCGATTGTGTCGGCGCGGGCTCGGTATACGACACCGCGGCGGGGCGAGTTAGTGTACGAGGAGATGGTGTGGGATGCGGCTCTCGCGTTCGGAATCCCGGGAACATGGGTGGACCTCAATGTGGCGGACCTGGACGTGTTTCTGGAGACAGGAGAAGTCACGCTTCCGGTGAATGCGCTGGGGTGGACGTTCACCGAAATCGAGATTGCGTATACGGCTGGGCTTGATCCGTTTCCTGACGCGGTGAAGGTGGCGTGCGCGCAATTGGTAAAGAATGCGCAGGCTACTCCGGCGCTGAATGTGAAGAGAAATGTACTTCCCGACAGAATGCAACTGATGTACTTCTCCGATTCGCTGTTGGATGAAACGGTGCAAGCGCTGCTGGCGCCCTATGTGGCGCAGAAAGTGGGATGACGATGACTGGGATTTCTGGAACAGCGGCAGCGCGGGCAGCGGATGCCATGTTACGAACGCTGGGCGGCACGGAAGTGATCCTGCTGTTTGCGGCAGCGGGAATGCCGGCCGATGCCGTGGCGGAACTCGGCTTGGTGGATCCGGGAGTTGAGCAGGCTCGGATTGCGCCGGTGATTGTCGTGGAACTGAGCACGGAGAACAACGGTCCGCGGCGGCGAATCGAGTTGCTGGCGGGCTGTTCGGCGATGGCGGAGCAGGTGAGTCAGCGGAACGTGGCTTCGGCGGAGGTGTTGTTCGAGACCGCGCTGGGATTGGTGTATTGCGGAGAAGTGTTCCACATCCAAGGGTTCGTCGTCGAACGGCTCGGGGGTGTGGCGTATCTGTACCGGGTGGCGGCGATGGCGTAGACCCTCAGGGGCTAAAGCCCCCATTGTTTGTGGTTCTGAACGGCACGGCTGAAGCCGTGCCCTTCCCAAGACCTACACAGAACCATCTGTGAGCCCAGTTCTAACAGGAGAGATATGCAGGCGGCGAAAGACAGTTTTTACATGGCGCTGCGGGAGCGGCTGACCGCGTTGAATCCGGCGCGAACGATGGTGATCGATGGAGTCACGGTACCGGCGATCGTGGTCCGCGAAAACATGGAACCGCGGTTTGGGGAAGCGCAGCCGGGAGCGTTCTACGTCGACTTTGGCGACATGTTGATTGCGGAGAGCACGCGTCCAATGCTGGGGCTGGATTGCCACATCTGGTACGCGAGCGAAGGCAGCGGCGGCACGGGAGTAGATCGAGGTCGCGTGCTGGCGGAAATGGATAACGAGTTGGTCAGAATCTGCGCTCCGCCGCACACCCAAATGCGCGATTACAGCCAGACTCCGAGCGCTGACTTGGGATCGGGAATTTTCTGGACGGCACCGGAGTTGGGGAATGCGCCGGGAGACATCTCGACCCAGAAACAGCAGTGGAGTGCTGGCACAGCGCGGGTGGAACGGTACGCGCAGCTGAGAGTTTATTTCTTTCTGCCAGAGGTAGAAGCATGACGCGGGCGGGGTTACGGCCGATAGCACGGCAGACGCGTGCTTATTTCGCGCCAGTGGACAGAGTGAACGGGCCGACGGCAATTTTTGATCCATCGAAAGATAACGGTTTCCAGCTGGATGCCCCACCGGCGCCGTGGATTGACCTGGGATGGATTGAAAACTTTCAGCGCACGAGCACATCGCAGATTGAGGCTCTGATCAGCGGGACAGCGGGTGCGGTGTCGGCACAAGCTCGGCATGCTTTGGGAGCGCGCGTTGATTTCGAATTTCGCGACTGGGGAAAGTTGCAGATGGCCCTGGCAGGAGGCGCAGAGCACATGAATGTGCTGGCAACCGATCCGAGCGCATCGCCAGCAGGATCGGGTGGAGTTCCGCTGACGGCCGTGCCTTTGCTGGCAGGCTCAACCGCCGGGGAACTGGTGTTGGGAGCGGGTGCCATCGCCGGATTTCAGCCTGGCGACCTGGCGGCATGCGATGTGGATTATGCGCAGCAAGTTGGCTACGTGGGCACCGGCATCACGGCCGCGTATGTGAAGAATCCAGCGGACGTGCGGCACGATGCCAACTATGTGCGTCGGGTTACGTTCAACGTGGGCCGCGTCGCACAGGTGACGCAGACGTCGTTGCTGCTAACGCAGGCATTGCCGGGGGGAGTGCCAGAGGCTGGGGCGTCGGTGCAGAAGGTGATGGCTTTTGTGGACCGCGAAGGCGGCGCGTTTCTACAACAGTGGTCGGGGTTATTCGTAGCGGAAGAGGAATCTGGGGGACGCGTGTGTTTCTTCTATCCGAGTTTGAGTCCGTGCACGGCGAAGCCGGAATGGACGCGGGAGAGTCTGATCGAAATTCAAAAGCCGATCGGAGAGTTGGCATTGCAGGCGTCGTTTACGGCGCTGCCAACCCTGGACGGCAACGATGGAGCGGTGGTGCTGTGTTACCGGAGTTATTTTCCGGCGAGTGGGGCCGCGGTTTACTAGCAGGCTGCGGAAAAATGCAATCTGCCGAAGGAGAACGACCACCGGGGCTAAAGCCCACACTGATTTCACGAGGCTTACGCGGCCCTGAAGGGCCGCTCTTCCACGGTAATCCACACATTCGTGAGTTTTCCCGCAGCCTGCTGGAAGCCCGTGGTGAAAGTCGGACCCGGAGGAGAGCACGAGCACAAGCCAAGAGCTTTAACCACAGAGGCCAGAGAGGGGCACAGGGGACGGCGGAGTTTTTCCGATAAGCCATGAAATTACTGATTGATAACCTCGGCGGTCTCGGGCCGCAGGACTACACACCATTTGTGGATTCGAGCAAGAGTCCGAGCCTGGTGCGCAAGCTGAACAGCGCGGCCGAATTGAAGTTCGGCCTGGTCGCCGGTACGGGAAGCTTGATGGTGCCGGTGATCGGCGGGCGCGTTACGCTGACCCTTAGCAACGGCAATGATCTGTTCACTGGTTACATCGTCCAGACGCCGACATATCAGTATCTGGGCTGGGCGGATCGCGGGTTGATTTACCGGTACGAGATAGACGCGCTCAGCGACGTGATGCTGATGGATCAGAAGGCACCTCCCCCACGTCCTCCGTTTGTGGACCGGAACGCTGGTGACGCGTTCCGGCAGTTGACGGCGGAGGCGCTGCCGGGATGGTTTGATGTGAACGGCGTCGAGGCAGGGGATCCAATTCCGTATTACAGCGTCAACCCGGCGAAAAAGTGGACCGCATCGGCGGCGGAGATTGCGCTCTCAACGCGTTGTGCCTATCGCGACGATGACAGCAAGCTGTTCTTTGCGCCGCTGGCGGCAAACACGTACGCGCTCGCGGAGAATGCGGTTACGTTTTCTCCGGGCGATCTTCAATTGCAGAGCGTGAACCGGCTGGTCAATGACGTAACGATTCTGGGGCCACTGGAGTCGAGTGCGCATGTGAAGGATTACTTCTGCGGCGACGGGTACACGACGTGTTTCTACATGTCGCAGAAGCCGTTCACGCGCAGCAGTCAGGTTGCGCTGTATAACCGCACGATTCTCGATGAGATTTATACGGAACTGGATCCGACCCATTGGACCGTGACCGATCCGCAGCATGCGATTACCGTCAGCAACGGCCAGTTGCAGGTTGCGGGAGGAACAGCAACAGATGGTCAAACGCTCCTGGCCTTCATCGAAAAGATCGAGTTGGGCGGTGCCACGGTGCTAGAGCACGGCGACATCGTGTTCAATGCGGCATCGGATGGAGTGATCGGCGGGCTGTATGCCGGGGCGGTTTCGATCGCAGGCTGCCTGGCAGGCTTTCGGGTAACGCCCGTGGGCGCCAACTGCAACATCCAGGCGCTGGTCGGAGGCTCCGCGACGGGCACAACGCTCACCACACAGGCCGGACACCATTACGTGTTCACTACGCAGCTGTATCCGACAGAGGTTTACCGAATGCAGCAGGTGTTTCATTCTTCGCTGCATCCGAGCGGCGCGGCGCGCGGCGGCGGCGCAGTTGCCTGCAATGTACGAGTCGTACTGGAAGTGCACGATATTGATCCGATGAATCCGGCGACGCAGATCGCACCGGCCACTGTTCTGTACGACGGGCTCGTTGCGAACGCGCCGGGATTTTGCACCTATGCGCTCATCAATGCCGGCAGCATGCAGTGTTCGGTAGCGTTCACATACATATGGCTGGCAGCCGATGCACTGGTGCGCAGCACATTGCCAGGGCAAAGCACGCGGACCAGGCGGACGGGATCGTTGCTGGAGGGCGCCGAATGCCATGTTTCGAACGAGCCCGCATTGCAATTCTACCCGGAGTACATACCGGCGGCGAACGAGTTGATCGAGGTTAGTTATCGCGGCCAAGGCCATGCGCTGGCGCGAGTGACAAACTCGACGAGCGTTGCAGCTCATCAGCGCGGGAGCGACGACGGAGTGCGCGGGAGCGTGCGCGAGATTGGGATGCCGGTTCCACGCACTTCGGCGGATTGCGAAACGGCGGCGCTGGCCTTGCTGGATGACGCTGGCCAGGGATGGAGTGGGGAGTACCAGGCGTGGAGTCAGTTCCTGCCGGGCGGGGCGGCGGATATTTTTCCGGGAGATGGGCTGGCGGTGAATGTTCCATCGCGGATGGCGTCGTTTCTAGCGATCGTGCGCGAAGTAGACGTGGAGATCGCGGACATCGCCGGCGAAAACAGCCGCTACACTGTGCGGTTTGTGGATGCGGGAGATCCCTCTCTGGATTTCGCTTTCGTGACGGCCCTGGTGAAGCAGACTCAGGTGCTGACGCCGATCGATGTGAGCATGGTGGGGAATGTTTATCTTCCCGATCTTATCGACGCGGATTTCACGAATCTGACTTCAACGACGGTGACGATTGACGTGGGATTCACTCCCGTGGCGGGAGGCGGTATCGAAGTGCGGTACTCAGACGCGGGGTGGGGAGCCGACAACAACGGCAACCTGGTGGGCCGTTTCACGAGCAGCAGCTTTACGCTCACGCGGTACGCGCGAGCACAAACCTATTTCTTGAGGAGTTATGACGGCGGCGGGCCGCCGAAGTATTCGCGGTATTCGGCGGCGCTGCATGTTGACTATCCAACGACATGA